GGATAATTCCTTACTGGCTGTAAGGGATATTAACCATAAATATATTGTAGTAGAAAGTATGAGAGATTATTTTTCAGAAGAAGAGTTGGTGAAAGTTCAGAACGCAGAAATGCTTGTGAGCGCATTAGTCGGATATGGATGGGGATATAACGAAATAAAAGAATTTATTCTGAATAAAGGAATTAATAAAATTGCGGCATAATTTTGAATTTTTAGACAGCCCGCATTTAAAATGAGGTCTGGAAAGGTTCGATTTAAAATGGAACCTTTTTCACAGGGAGGAATATCATGTCATATAAAAATTACATCTTAATCCAAAAGCATTTATTCCGCAGTGAATACATTTTTGCAGATACAGAAGAGTATCTGGCAGACCAACTTTTTAAGAATGAGAAAATTAGAGTGAATTTCGGAAAAGAATTTGGACATACAGAAGAGAAGTATCTTCTAATTTCCTGTAAAATCTGGAATAAAGACCAAGGCAAGTTTTTTAGAGCCATGGAAAAACTGAGGAATAAAATGCCACTGGTCGGGAAAACCGACTATGAGGAATTTTGCAAGGAAACATTCAAAATGTTTGATTAATTAATTTCGGTAAAACCAGTGGGCTAGGTTGGCCGCCGAAAAGCGTAAACCTTGATACGCCTGTCCACTGTTTTTATAAATCAAGGATTCTGGCACAATACGGAGAGTGCCTACGACCAACAAGGAGGTTATCTAATATGAAAGGTAAATTATCAGATCTTTTTTTATCCAGCAAAGAAAGCGTTATCATCAAACCAGATTTAGCAGTAAAATTAGGGCTAAATGAAGCCATTGTTTTACGCCAAATTTATTACTGGCTTGAAATAAATGAAAAATTGCAAAGAAATTATTATGATGGAAGATATTGGACTTTTAACACGATGGAAGAATGGCAAAAGAATAATTTCCCATGGTGGTCTACAAAAACTATAGAAAGAGCTTTTAAAAGTTTAATTTCTTCCGGAATTGTTATCACTGGAAATTATAATAAAGACCAAAGAGACCGTACAAAATGGTATTCAATCAATGAAGATGTTCTTGAAAACATATTAAATGGTATAGTAAAGGAAAACCCAAAGACAAATAGCCAATGTGCATCTGGACAGAATGACAAAAGGAATAGACAAAATGACGAAATGCACAAAGACAGTTCGGGTGAAGCATTACCAGAGAATACTAACAAAAATTATCATTCAGAAAATACTATATCAGATACTACATCTCCTACGGAGTTAAAAGAAGAAGAGAAAAATGCATACCACTCTAACGAGTGGTTCAATTCTCAACATATCAAAAATATGTTGACCGAGGAGAACATCCAATATACTCCAATAGACCGTAAATCTTTTAACTGGTCTGCATTCAAGAACCAGGTTTCAGTACGGATTGAAGAACTAGGATATACGACAAGCCCATACACAACCAACCGATTCTTGGTAGTATCAAAATATTTCTTCAAGAGGTATGAAGAACGAACCAGAAAACCGCACATAAAAATCAATCAAGACGCTTTGGATAATATCCTAGACAAGTTTGGATTCGGGCCAAATCCAGATTATTTCCAGAATGTTGAGATTGAAACATACATGAAAGTGATTGATGAATACTTTGGCACTTCATTTAGTGAGTACACGGATCACCATTATTCGCATTTCATGTCTGGCTATATACGGAAAAATTTGTTAATGAAAGTTGAGGACAGGGAGGACACACTATGAAAAGAATTAAAGTATTACTGGCAACCATTATCTGTATTTGCATTATCACAGGGCTAACAGGCTGTGCAGCGAATGACGATTACATGAATGACGTGAAAGGAAATCTTTCTGGAAACAGTTACACAATCTATACCTACGATAACTACGGCAAAAAGGTTATGACCACCACTGGGGACAAGATCAACATTGCCGGGAATAAAACCAAATCCAAGGGCTACGATAGCGAGGGTAACGAAACAACCAGCTATGACGTATCTTCCGTTATTACAATTCTGATTGACGGTAAAGAAATTGAAAGCTGTGGTGATACTTGTATTTTTGAGCAAAAAGGATTGAAGCCAGAGGTTGATTTTACCCAGGAAGATATTACCAGTCATTCAACCGGGAAGATTTCAGAGAACGCATACATAGCCGGGATTGTGAATTATTATAAAAATTATTTCGGGAAATCCAGGGTTGTAGTAATCAAATCTCAACTTGGACAGCCAATAGCTGCATATTCTGGTGACGAGGTGTTCTGGAAAATCCCGGATGATCTACCTAAAATGACAAAGTTAATGATTGACGGAAAAGCTCTTTATATCCACAGGGCGAACTTCCAGATTATTGACAAAGAATTACTGCGATAAAATAATCAAATTCGTTTCAAAACCTATCACCCGATAAAACATAGGAACAAGCCAAGAAAATTGAAATTCGAGCAAAGAAATTAATTAATTGTGGAGAAAGGTAACAATGAAAATGAACAGACCATTATTTGAACCAGGAGATATTGTGCAGCACTTCAAACGAGAAACCATCAAGGAGCCGCACAACAACGAGTATTTGTATAAGATTGTTGGATTCGCTCAACATACGGAAACAGGAGAAGATCTGGTGATATATAGAGCCTTGTATGGTGACAAGCAATTATTTGCCAGACCAAAAAATATGTTTTACAGTGAAGTGGATCACGAAAAATATCCAAACATCAAGCAGAAATATAGGCTTGAGAAATATCATGGAGTGTTGTACGTGTAATGAATTTCAAGCAAACTTATTTTTCCATCTGGCAAGATATATGGAACCTACACAAGAAGTACGCCTTTATTTCAAAGGATGACATTCCACAGTGGGAAAATCTCACCATGGAAGCAAGCCGGATTCACGATAAATATGCTGATTCGGTCGGCGCAAAATTTGCTGAAGCTCTTTTGTTTGCCGTAACTGCGGAAATTGATAGAAAAGCGAAATAGGGCTTTCGGAATACGTCCCAAGGTGGTACAATATGGGTATCAATTATTGGGAGGTATGAGTGTATGAAGAAAGTGAAAAGAGTTATTGTTGCGTCAACATTAATAATATGTGAATGTTTTTCACCTATCGCAGTAAAAGCAAGTATTGATGATGTAAATACATTTTTGCAACAGTATGAAAATGATGATAATGCATTTTATACAGAAGAATACAGCGGAAAAGATTCGGAAGGGACGGAATATAAAACACTTATCGTCAGAACTGATTTATTTAAAGTAAATGTCAGTTTTATGGAAATGGATGAAATTTTTGCGAATATGTCTTCACAGGAATGGTTTGACTATACCACTATTTGTAGCATAGGTATTAGTTCAAATGTTGGTTTTTTATTGTCAACTAATGTCTATGATACAAAAAGTGGAACGAAAATAAATAGCTCAAGCGATCATCCTTTATCAATGAGATTTCCTTGGATAATAAAAACCGAAAACGAACTTTCTGATGAAGAACGTACTTTCCTTATGAGGATAACGCAAGAAATATTACAAAGCGAGTTGGATAAATCCATTTCATTGAATATCGGAACTGAAAATGAGAGTAAATGCACATTCAAAGCTTGCAATGGCTTAGCAGAAGTCAGCGGAGAATACGAATTGAATAACGTATCATATAAATTTATAACTCAGTTTACTTACGAAACAGAAGATAACCAGGATGGAACATACGAAGAGTTATATACAGGCGCAAATGATATAGATATATTTGGAACAAAAGTAATGTTTGAACATAGAACATACGATAAGTAAAAAAAAATCGGCTAGGGATTTCTCCCTAGCCTTTATCTTAATTCATCCAACTATATGTATATGAGTTGTTTACATATATTTCAAATCTATCTGGTGTTATTGTGTCATAATTTCTATCATGAGGAAAACTAAATTCAAGATAAGCAGTTGAACCAGGATTTTCTACACGAGCATAATTATAATCATATCCGACAATTCTTCCACCCTTATAAAATACAACAGCGATTTGAGTAGAATAATTTTTTCTTCCTTGATTTTTTACTTCAACCATTACATTTTTATCGCCAAAATTTGAAGAATAATGAATGCCAGAATTATTTGTTATTGTATTTGTTGCTTTTTCAATTTTTAAATTTATTTTAAAAGAATCCCAAGTCTTGTCATAGTTCCAGCCTTGAAGCGCACATTTTGAATGTGCCGCAAATGCATAATTATAATCTTTTTCTATTCCAACCATTGTTCCATTCAGATAATAAACAAACTCTACTGTCAGATCAACGGCATAATCATAATGGTTTTCCAGAATTGCCACAGCTCCATACGGCGTAGATTCTGCATGATAACTAACAACATTCTTTTTACCACTGCTGTTAGCATTTGGATTTCCACCAAAACCGCCATTGCCATTAGAAGCCTTTTTCACAGTAACTTTACAGGTATATTTCTTTTTACCAATCTTTGCGGTAATTGTAGCGGAACCTTTCTTTTTCGCTTTTACACGTCCTTTAGAAGATACCGTAGCAACAGATTTTTTGCTACTTGTCCATTTTACTTTTCCTTTTGTTCCAGTTACTTTTAATTGTAATGTTTGACCGACTTTCAAAGTGGCTTTTTTCTTGTTGATTTTACCAGCCGCCGATACTGGAACTGCCATACAGACAATCAGTAACATAATGGTAAAAATTGCCAGTAACTTTTTGGATTTTTTCATATGCGTTTTCCTCCCTAAATCAGTATGATATCTGTATTTTACCACTCCAAAATGAATAGTGGAATAGGAAATTTGAAAAAAATAACGATTCATCAAAATGACGAATCGTCAGTAAAAAAACTGCCCATTAAAATTGAAGAGTATGGTTCTTCACTAGGAGGAACGAACAGAAAAATTGATATTTCGTCTTTATGGCAGACTATATATGCTTACAAGGTGCACAAATTTGAGCGGATTATATAGGTTTTAGCCATACATGGCGAAAAGGCGTAGAAATTTCGACACCTTTTATTTTTAATAGGGGTGCTTCTAATTTGATGCACCCTATTTCTATGATTGATATTTTGAACTATCATCAATTTGATGACGGTTAGCATTTCGGACAATTTGTCCTAGGTTCGCCACAATGGCTAGTGACTCCGCATTCATGCGGAAAAGTGGATACTTCAATCACCAAAGTCAATTTTACTTCGGCTAACTGCGACTCTTCCTAAAAGACGAGACGCACACTGTCGAAAATTCGACAGTGAATAAGCCGCCGAAATTTCGGCTCCATTATTTTGTGGAAGACAGTTTTTCACAAAAAAATGAAAAATACTCTTGACTTTTGTACGCCCATAAATTATAATGAATTATGCAAGGACAAAATAAGGAGGTGAACAAAATGTCCCCAAGAACAGGTAGGCCACCTGTAAATGGTGAATCAAGAAAGGAAAAGCTCAATATTCGTCTTACAAAAGAAGAAAAAGGACGCATAGACAAATGTGCAGAAGAACTTGGAATTTCAAGAACGGACACCATTATGAAAGGAATCGGTCTAATAGAAGATGAAATAGGCGAAAAATAAGGAACTGGCTCCCTAGGAAAGAAACAGTCCCTTATACAACACCCCCTACAGGGGATATGCAAATTATAACACTGTATATCCCCTGTTTGCAAATAGATTTTTTAACAACAGGAGGATTTTCTATATGAACGAAATCACAATTAACACAGCAAGCCAGACACCTATCGAAATCGCACTTGGCATTGATGAAGAGGGAATGACTACTGCAAGAAAACTATATTCATTTTTAGAACTTGCACAAGGACAGTTTTCAAGATGGTGCAAAAGAAATATTATTGAAAATGATTTTGCAATGGAGAATGAAGATTATGTGCGACTCGACATCAATGTCGAGACACCGACAGGTGGCGTTATTCAAAGAGAAGATTATAAACTCTCTGCCAGCTTTGCAAAGAAACTTTCCATGCAATCAAAGAGTGTCAAAGGTGAACAAGCCAGACAATATTTTCTCAAAGTAGAGGACAAATTAAAAGAAACAGTTCGCCACCCAGTACCAATGACCATCCCCGAACAGATTCAGCTTCTAGCACAGGGAAACGTAGAACTGAATAAGCGGATTGACGATATCCAGACAGAGTTTGAGACTTTGAAAATGGATTTGCCGATTCTCCCGATTGAAGCGGAGAAAATCACGGAAGCCGTAAAGAGAAAAGGAACACTGGTGCTTGGCGGTAAGGAATCTAATGCTTACAATAGCCGTTCCATTCGCCAGAAGATTTACAGTAACATTCATTCCAATCTGCGCTACCAGTTCCAGGTCAAAAGCTACAAGGCAATTAAGAGAAGCCAGGTAGAACAGGCAGTCAAGATTATTGGAGAATACAAACCGCCAGTTTTCTTGAAGAATGAGATTGATACAGAAAATGCACAGCAGAGATTCTTTTAATTAGATTTTTACAGGGATACACAGGAGGAAAATAAAATGACAGAAAATATGGATAGAGAAGACACAATGTTCGAAGTAGAGGACACTATTGATAAAATCAAGTTTCTTGTGGATGATTTCATGGAACAGTATGGATTTAACAGCACAGAAGAGATGGACGAAAAGAAAAGCTTTTTCTTTGCATATAACAAGCAATTTATGACAATGAAACTGTTGATTTTGAGCGATTATGCCAATAAAGCAAGACAGAAATTTAAGGCTCTTGAATCTATGGAGCAGAAAGCGTGATCGTATGGCAAATAGAATCCAGTTCAATGACTTTCAGAAAAAGAGTGTGTACGCCAAATGCAACGGAAAATGTGCGATATGCGGTAAGCCAGTCAAATTTAAGAAAATGACAATCGACCACATTATGCCGTTGTCTCGTGGCGGCACCAACGATATTAAGAATCTGCAACTGGCGTGTAAGCGTTGCAACAGCATGAAGAGCAATATGACAATGGATGATATGATGGGGCAGATTTCCGAGATTTTGAAGTATAACCGTAAACAGAAATTGATTAGAGTGTTTGGAGGAATTGTAGAATGAATTACTATAAGACAGAGATTATTAATCTCGTACAGAATTGCGATAATAGCCACTGGCTGAAAGTTGTTTATGCATATGTGAAAAGATTATTGAAATGATACCATAATATACTGAATGATACTTTTACCGTATGTTATAATATAAAATCATAATAAGCAATTTTTAAAGCGTTTACCTTTCGGGGTAGGCGCTTTTTTCGTGTGTAAAAATACATGAGGGTTAGCATATGGCAGAAGTATTTTTAAAAGTGGATGGGGTAGCAATGCCCTGTCCTTCTTCTTTCACATGGGGATTACAGGATATATCGGCATCAGAATCCGGCAGAACAGACGATACGACCATGCATAAAAACAGAGTTGGACAGAAACGGAAACTGTCTGTAGGTTGGAATGGCCCAGATTGGGACACTGCTTGCAAAATTATACAGGCGGTAAACCCAGAGTACATACAGGTCACATATCCAGACTTGCTATCTGCAAATAAGCACGAAACCAGAACATTTTATGTTGGCGACAGGGAATCACCTTTTAAGTGTTGGTGGATAGGCAATGAGCGCATGGAAGGACTTAGTTTTGATTTTATCGAGAGGTAAGATATGCGAAATTTATCAACGGAATTTAAAGAACAACAGAATAGTGGGAACCGTAACTATCTGAAATATGCAGATTTTACCTTTACGGACGGAAGCACATTATCCATTACCGACAAAGACTTATGGTCTAATGGCTTCAAATTTGAGGATGCAGTATCGCAAAGTGGTTCTTTTGATATCGGCGCAGCTATCGTAAATAAGCTGACATTGCAAATCAACAACTTTTCTGGCAAGTACACAGATTACATCTGGGACGGAGCGAGAGTCGTTTGCCATATTGGGCTTGAATTATCTACTGGTATTGAAAAAATCCGTATATGTACCATGACAGTAACAGATGCACCATATCAGAACACAGCTATTATTAGCCTAACCTGCGAAGATTCCATGCGATTATTTGATCGTGATTATTCTGATAGTAAACTGACATACCCAGCAACAAGATTACAGATCATCCAGGATGCTTGTGAGGTCTGCGGCGTTACATTACAATCTACAAGGTTTGATAACGATGATTTCGTAATTCAGAATCGACCAGATGATAGCAGCATTACTTTCCGACAAGTTATCGCATGGGTGGCACAAATGGGTTGCCAGTGGGCTAGATGCAATGAATACGGTAGGCTTTGTGTTGGATGGTATGAAAAAAATCCCGATAATCCAGTTAATATTACATCCAAAGATACAAGCGGATTTACCCCTTGGTTATACGATCTTGAAATAACAGGAGTAAAAGTAACGGAGTATTCAAGCAATTCATCTGAAAGTAACGCTAAAACATATCAATCAGGGGATGAGGGATACATCATAGATATTAGCGAAAATAAGCTAATACAACCGGGGACTGGACAAACGATTTGCTCAATAATTGCTGAAAGATGTGTTGGATTAAAATTTCGTCCTTTTACAACCAGCGCGCTAACCGATATTGCTTTGGAAGCAGGGGATGCTATTACAATCACTGATAGGAATGGTGAAGAACATAAGAGTTATTTAACTTCTCTTACATTGAACCCGGGAACTTTTGAACAATTAGAATGCAGTGCGAAGAGTGTTTCAAGAAACAAACAGAAGCAATATACCCTTAATCAACAGGCGCAGGCTGAATATAGAAAAAGCTTAAGAGATGAACGTACCGCCAGAGAGAAAGCCCTTGAAGATTTGTCACAACGCCTTGCGGAATCTTCTGGTGTATATACCACTGTTGAAAAACAGGAGGATGGAAGCAATATCTATTATCTTCATAACAAGCCGCAGTTGTCTGATTCTGACATTGTATGGAAAATGACTGCGGAAGCATGGGCTGTATCTACAGACAGTGGACAACATTGGAATGGCGGTATGACTGTTGATGGTGATGTAATTGCCAGAATCCTTACCGCCACAGGTGTTAATGCTGACTGGATTAAGACAGGCGCTTTGGTAGTTCGTGATGGCAATGGAAAAACTATTTTTTCTGCTGACATAACTAATCATCAGCTAATAATGGATGGCTCTTCAATTAGGATTGGTGCATCTCCTTTGGATGGACTGTTAAACAGTATGCAGGGACAGATTGACGGAAATATCAACACTTGGACAGGATCATCCGCACCTACACTGAATAACTACCCGGCTAATGAGTGGCTGGATGATGCCGAAATGAGTAAGCATGTTGGAGATATTTACTATGATGGTAATAGCCATGCTTACCGATTTGTAAATGAGGGTAACGGATATTATTGGAAACAGTTAAAAGATACGGACGTTACAAAGGCACTGAAAGATTCTGAGGACGCATTGTCAGCGGCTAAACAGGCACAGGAAGCGGCGGCACTTGCTAAGAATATGACTTTGCAATTAAGCAATGAATACCAGGGCATTTCTGTTGATTCTAGTGGAAAATACGGTACATTTCCAAGCGGTGTGATTACACATGCTGTAGTAATGTACGGGACACAAGATATTACAGATGATTGTAATTTTATAATCACAAAATCAGATAGTATAACAGGAATCTGGAACAATTCAGCAAAGACATATACGGTAACGGGGTTGTCAGCCGATGATGGTTGGGTAGATGTTAGGGCAACTTATCTTAGTGCTTTGACGGTGACCAAAAGATTTTCCATTTCAAAAATTTATGCGGGAAACGATGGAAAGAACGGTCTTCCGGGTAGAACATATTTTCTTGAAAGCCCATCATATGTTATTAAGCAACGCGCGAATGGCAGTGTAGCCCCGAGCTATATTACTTTGAGTGCTTGGTATCGCGATGGAAACGCGGAAACACGAACAGCATATAAAGGTCGTTTTAAAATCGAAGAATCCGTAGATGGGGAAAATTGGAAAACGGTATATTCTTCTGCGAAAGACGAAACAAGCGTTTCACATAATTTATATACGGTATTATCAACTAAAGCGGGAGGAATTATAACAACGGCTTCTGGAAGGTCAATTGGAATTCCAAGAGATGTAAGTGCCATAAAATGTACCTTATACGCGGCGGGTGGATTTTCACAACCATTAGATTCCCAAAGTATGGCGGTTGTAATTGATGTAGATGCACTTACACATGAAGAAATATTTAACCTCTTAACCAATGATGGCGCAATTAAAGGAATTTATAAAGAGGGAAATCAGCTATATATTTCGTTCACTTACGCCAAGGGTGGCACATTAAAGCTTGGCGGTAAAAATAATGGGTATGGGATATTAGAGGTACTGAACCGCCGTGAAACTGGATGGGCTAGTAAGCTTGATCCTGACGGATTAACCATATTTAAAGATTATGTAAATGAAAATAACTATAAATGCCTTATTTTTGATTCAAGCGGAATTAAGTACGGAGTAACCGATTCAGCAGGATTACTGAATCTAGAAATGCCTCTTTTGGTTAACGATAATGGCACAATGACCATTTTAACAAGTGATATTTATGGTTATTCTGATGATGAAAAAACAGCTTTTCAATTTTTAAGCGGCGAAACAGTAAAATCAGGTTCTATGGTGTTATACGTTAAATCAGATTTTTATAATTCTGCTAATTTTCACGAGTCCGTTACGATGAGTGGTCTGCCGTGGAACTCTAGTGCAAGTGCAGCTGTTGTTTTTGCATCTGATATGAAAACTCTTAATGCGGCTGCTGCATCTTCGATTCGTTACAAATCAATAGGAAACGGAAAAAACATAAAAGAAGATGAACTGGAAGACCTCTACAGAATCAAGGTAATCTGGGCGAAGTACAAAGACGGATATTTATCCGAACAAGATGAACGCTATGGCAAAGAAATGCCGATGTTCATAGCTGAGGACATTGACCGCAGATTTCCATTAGCCGTTGACCATAATGAAAAAGGCAAAGCTGAAAACTGGAATTACCGTATTATAATCCCCTGCATGTTTGCCATGCTGAAAAATGACCATGAGAAAATCCTGGCTCTCCAAGCGGACAACCAGGAACTGCATTCAAAACTGGATGCTTTGTCAACAGAAGTACAGGAATTAAAAGAACTTATCAACAATATTTCACGAAAGGAATGAGAATATGAGTGTAAAAACAGTACAAGCTACAGTAAATGGACAGACCGTAAGTCTAACCTATGACAGTTCTACTGGACGATATAAGGGAACAATTACAGCCCCTAGTAAATCCAGCTATAATCAATCAGGACATTATTATGGGGTAACAATCAGAGCTACTGATGATGCTGGAAACGCAGAAACAGCAGATGCTAGTCATTCAACGTTAGGAAGTTCATTACAGCTAAAGGTAAGAGAAAAAGTTGCGCCAATATCAACAATAACCTATCCGACAGCCGGCGCGTTGATTACAAATAACAAACCAAGCATTGTCTGGACAATAACTGATGATGATTCTGGAGTGGATCCATCAACCATTGGTATTGTAATTGATTCTGGAAGCAAGATCACAGGAGACAGCATTTCCAAGACATCTATTTCTGGTGGGTACAGATGCACCTATACTCCTGGCACGGCTTTATCAGATGGAAGCCATACAATTACAGTAAGCGCTTCAGACTATGATGGAAATGCGGCAGCACAGAAGAGCGTTTCATTCAAAATTGATACCGTACCGCCGACACTTTCCGTTACATCACCGACAGATGGTCTTGTTACCAACCAGGCTTCCTGTACTGTTCGTGGTACAACAAACGATGCAACATCCAGCCCAGTATCTGTTACTGTCAAATTGAATAGTGGTAGCGCAGAGGCGGCAACCGTTGCTTCTGATGGCTCCTGGTCTAAGGTAATTACTCTTACTGAGGGTACCAATACCATCACCGTAGTGGCTACTGATAGTGCCGGAAAGAGTACCACTGTAACCAGAACTGTGAAACTGGACACTAAGGCTCCTGTCATCAAGTCCGTAACATTAACACCGAACCCGGTTGATACTGAAAAAACCGTTGTAATCTCTGTAGAGGTTACCGACTGATAAAGGTGGTGGAAACATGGTAGTAGCATTAAGGGGTACTATCAATGGAAACATTATCTCATTCGCAAGGGCACAAGGGGATAGATGGGAAGCCATCATCCCCAAAAGCCTTAACGGCGCTTATGTAGTTGACATGTCCGCTGTTGATGAAGCTGGAAATACCGCATATATAGCAAGATACATTATTACCATAGATATATCTTCTATGTGTGTTCACATTGAGCCGTGTCCGTATTATGAAGAGTTATTAGAGCCACAGTATCGGGCGGTTTTAGAAAAATCCGAGTATTATGCAGAGTTAATAGGAGGTTGCAACTGTGAATGTGGATTTTGAATTCGGAGAAAAGAAACATATAAAACTAAGAATATGCTCCTGCAAAGGTACCGATTTTCTAATCGAAAGAGCTTCCTATGAGTTGCTTTACAAAGGAACACAAGAAGTTGAAGATAGTGGCATTGCGGTAATACAAGGACATATTCTTGATGTGGTTATACAGCCGCAGAAAAAAGGTAGATATAAACTTAGAGTGATGTATGAAATCCTGGACGAGAAGTTGATTGCAGAAGTAGAAGTGATGGTGAAGTGATATGGCGAATATTTTAATCAGCGATGTAAAAATGACACCGAACCCGGTCACCGCCAGAGCAAGCTTCGTCCTGTCCGTGAAGATCATCGACAAAGTATACGCACTGGCCACAAAGGACGGCAAGTGCCTGATGACAAAGAATAATAAAGTAATTGAAAAAATTCCAAGAAAGGATTGATGAAAAATGTCTGAATCTATACCAAGTACACTAATATCAGCTCTCCCAGCAGCTACCAAAGTATCTGATACGGATATCGTGGTATTGGAGAATGGCTCTACAACCCAGAAGATCACTATAGCGCAGCTGAAAGAGGCGCTAGGGATTAATGCACTAAACAGTAATTTATCTTATCTTGGCTCAAGTGCAAAATTTTATGTTAATAAAGAATTTTATTCTCCAGCAAATAGTTATAATGGGTTATCAACAGGAAGTATTTCTTGGAATAACATAAATGGAATGAAGTTTGTAGAGTCACCAGATTATAAACATTATTTTACTTTTCCAAATGGCACTTATTTAGTGAATATTAATCTGTTTTCAGATACAGTTCTTGATTCAACAATGGGAGTTGCGTTAAAAATAGAAGTTGATGATGCAGAATTTAGCAATCCATGGTTTAGAATGGTTCATGCATGGCAAAGTATTACTTACAGCTGCGTTATTACTGGTAATAAATTTAAAATGACAATTTTTCAAGATAGAATAATTCAAATACATCCCTCTGCACAACATTCATTTATTGAATTTGTTAGGTTAAGGTGATAATACAGTAATATTATAGTACATACATATACAGCAACGTTTGTTGGTAATTCAACATCTACAACATTTAGAATATCTAATGAAATAGAAATTATTTCAGTTCAAAATTATTTAGGTGAAATGTGTGTCTGTAATATTATACGATATTATGCATTCTGGGACAGCGGAAATCAATGGATCCGAATATATCTTGACCAAGCATATACAGGTGATCTTGGCGTAAAGGTTGTAGGTGTAAAAAAATATTCAAGCCAGCCAATATAAAACAAGAATGTCGCTTGGAAGGTTCTCAACTAATCGTTCCGCTAATTGATACTAAATATGTTATTCCATTTTCTATTGAAGAATTGGAATCAACATTTAAAATAATTCTCCAATGATTGAGTAATTCGTCAAGACTAGACACTGTAGCGTTGTACCATGAGTTAATGTTAAACACTTTTGCCGATGTTATATTAAGTTTATGTGCTTTATAGTGTTTTGGAATAATAATTACAAATCCCATTCCATATACCATGAATCCTGGAACCCATTGGTCTTTAAAAGTGCCCTGACCAGTTGATATTAAATTACTGTTTGATTTTATTTGACTGTTTTCCAATTACTGTATAGGTTTCCATTGTGTGAATTAAAATATCTAATATTATTATCAATATCCCATACCTCAATTGTGACATAACCTGCATATGGTCTAAAAATAGTTATAACTTGCTTATTACTATTGGATGGATTTGATAAGTTTGGATAATCTTCTTTCCATGCGGCAAATTTTACACCTGCATTATTAGGCAATGTAGAAAGTAACTGATCCCATGTAACAGACGGTTTTAATCCGAGTTGCGATAGTGAACTATAAATTTTTAAATTCGTGTTTTGCGACCTTCTTTCCCCTAAATGCTACAATAGAGCCAAAGGAGGAAAGAAGGTTATGGATATACGAAATACGATAATCAACAATGTATTGCTGGCGGTGCAATCCCTATTAGATGACCAACAGCTCCAGGCAGTACAGGATGCACTCTGCATTCAGCTGAACAGCTACGAAGTCCAGGAGAGAAGTACGGAGCTGACGGTAGTGGACAACACTCCAGACACTATGCTGGCGAAATACATAGCTACCAAGAGAGTAGAAGGAAAGGCAGAATCCACAATTCGGCGTTACTACGATGCGTGTTACATGATGATACACACTCTATGTAAGCCACTGCATGAGATTACTACCTACGATCTCAGATACTACCTGGCCGCATACAAGGAGCGCCGGAAGGTAAGCAATCGTACCTTGGACGGAATCCGCCGATGTTTCAGTAGTTTCTTTTCCTGGCTCTCTGCCGAGGGTATGATCGGAAGAAACCCATGTGCAGCACTGTCCCAGATTAAGTACACGAAGGTAGTGAAAAAGCCCTATACCGCACCAGAAATGGAGCGACTAAAACAGGCCTGTACAACACTTCGGGATTTGGCACTGATAGAATTCCTTTATGCTTCTGGTTGCAGGGTATCAGAAGTGGTAAGGCTCAACAGAAACGATATAAATTTTCAGACACAGGATGCAGTAGTCCTGGGAAAAGGAAATAAAGAGAGGATGATTTACCTTACACCAGTAGCATTAATGCATCTGCAGGATTATCTGAATACACGGACAGACACGGATCCATGCCTGTTTGCTAGTGTAAGGACACCCTATAAGAGATTGTCGAAAGCAGGGATTGAAAGAACACTAAAGAAGCTTGGTGAGAGTGCTAATGTTACTAATGTACATCCTCATAGATACAGGAGGACTTTGGCCACCAACCTTCTTGATCGGGGAGCAAATATACAAGATGTGGCAGCAGTCCTGGGACATGCTGATTTGAAGACTACCCAAGTATATTGTTACATCAGTCAGAGCAATGTGAGAGCGTCATACAATAAATATTCAGCATAAAGACATAGAGAAAACCACTCCGGGGAGAGCTCCGGAGTTAAAACTATGCCCGCTGATAGAATCATTAGGAGAAAGTTTTTTGTGTTAGAAATCAGCAAAACACGAAGATTCCATGCAAAATAGTCATAAAATATTTTGATAAAGTTTATGTTAACAACGGCTATCTTGAAACACAACCTTCGGATTTTGGCCTAAATTCATTAAGTTATATACTGATTGGGCATAAAACGGTACCCCAAAGTTGTATCATTACTGGCTATTATTGTGATGGAAAAAAATCTTATACTTCCGTTTATAATTCAGACGGAACTCCATATAGCGGATTTATAAGTGTTACTGCTGTTGCTTTTGGAAATTAGCTCTGGAAGTTAAGCATTCAAACCAATTTTAACCCAAAGCATTATAAAACTGTATACTGTTCCAGATGTCAATGCTTTTGAAACTCGAATAGTGTATAAGCTACTTGCATTATCACATGATATTCCGGTTGTATACACATAAGCATCTGACATAGATATTAATGCAGCTAAGCACATACCACTTTTTTTATTAATATAAAAATAGTTATTACCATTGCCAGTTACATCAGCTCTTGTACAAATGATTCCAGCCATATTCGTGTTTATTCGACTAATTATTTTCATTTGAGCGCCTGAAATTCAGATGTTGAAATGAAGTTAATTAATAATGCACATATATGAAAGGAGAACATACATGAATATTAACACCTCATTAATCAGCAACAACAACAGTTACGCAGGACAAACACCTCGGTATATTGTCATCCATAATACAGATAATATAGCCAAAACAGCAGACGCCAAAGCACACGCCACCGCACAGCATAATGGCAATTTTCATGGCTATTCAGCCCATGTATTCGTTGATGATAAGTCGGCATATCAAGCCTTGCCGTATAATCGTGGAGCATGGCATGTTGGCGTAAATTATGGAGGCAAGCTTTTTGGAACTGTAAACAATCACAACTCTATTGGAATTGAAATGTGCATGAATGCCGGTTACAACTACGAAAAGGCTTTCCAGAACACCGTAGATGTATGCAAGCAGCTTATGAAGAAATACAACATCCCGGCAATCCGAGTAGTGCAACATTACGATGTGTGCGCTAAGAATTGTCCATCTGCTATCCGCGCAAAGGGTGACTGGAATAGATTCAAGAAGCTTATTTCCAGTGAAACCGTGACAGTTCCAACCACAAAGCCGACAGTAAAGGTTGACAAGTATTACCGTGTCCGTAAGACCTGGAAGGATTCCAAGAGCCAGATCGGGGCGTACAAGTCACTGAAAAATGCGAAAAAGGCTTGCAAAGCTGGTTACTCTGTTTTTGACTGGAATGGAAAAGCGGTGTATTCCGTAACAGCAAAGAAAAGTGTAGACAAGGTTGCAAAAGAGGTAATCAATGGCGAATGGGGAAATGGACAAGATAGACGAGACCGCCTGGAAGCTGCCGGCTACAACTACGCAGAAGTGCAGAAAAAAGTCAATGAATTACTGAAATAATAATACTCCCTGGGCTTTCCCCGGGAGTTACTTAAATGTCGTATATTCTTCAAATTCGTTTCTTATTTTTGCAAAGTCTTTTCTTCTGATAGGCACAGTATTTCCAGAAAACATAAGGAACGAAGTGTTTATTTCTTTTACCTCGTCCATGTTTATTATGTAGCTCTGGTGACACCTCAAGAATCTGGAATCCAGTAATTCTTCAATATCGGATAGTTTACATCGTTCCGTATAAACTATACCGCAAGTGCAGTGGATAATGATGTATTTGTTTCGGCTCTCAATATATTCGATATTTTGAAACTCCACCCGATGAATAAAGTCTTTTCCTTTTATCATAAGAGTGCTTTTGCTGATATGTTCCAGAGCATGATTGAAAGCACTATACATTCTGCCGTTTTCAGAACCTTTTATGATATAGTGTACCGGGAGTATATCAAGAGCTTCAAAAACATACTCTTTGTGGGCTGTCCAGAAAATAATATTTCCATTATAGCCATTTAATCTCAATTCCTTTGCGACTTCAATTCCATTTTCTTCTTTCAAAACGATATCCAAAACCACAATATCATACCACTCGCCATCTGCCACATCATCAATAAGCGGCTGCCCTTTATCATACGGAGTAATCAATGCTTTTATATCACCATTTCGTTTGAGAAAATTATTAATCCGATGCATAAATATATCAATCTGGATTTCGCTATCATCACATATTGCAATTCTCATTCAAATCATCTCTTTTCACGTAAAATTCGCCACCAGAGGTGCTAATTTCGCCATTTCCTGTGTGATTGTATATTTTTTGATACAATGTTATTGTAATACATTAAGATGATAGTGTAAAGGGGATGGATTCATGGAGAAACATAAAAAAATCATAATTGTGTTTATACTGATATTCGTGCAGGCGTTCTTGATTCAATACGTTTACTTCCGCCCGGATCGTAGTATTATCTTTGGGAGGAATAAAACTATCGAAACTGCAAAAGCAGAGGTAAAACAGGTTGTTCATGAACGCTATAAATCCCTCGCTGACAAGCATCCAGCCCCTTTATTTCTATCTATTATTATTACGATTTGGAAAAGCAAAAATCACAATATTTACACAAAAAAACTTATAATTCATCAAAAAATTAGAAGAAACCAGCTTCCTAGGAAAGATTTAAGCGGAAACAATTATATCCCAGTATATGGTTATGAAAACATGATATAATTTAACAAATAAGAACAGATGTTTGGAATATTGGGAGGGATTTACGTGGATTACAAGAAAGAAATTATTGAGATGCTTGAAAATATACATAGCGAAAAGTTTATGAAGTTTTTGTATAACATGATTATTTCATTTAAAAAACAATGGGGCTATTAAAAAAAGCAGGGAGATTAATCCCTGCTTTTTTTGTAAAGAAATTCAATCATGTCGAAAACACTCTTTTTATCAGTGTCACTCAGTTCAAGCAACAGCTTAACATGTTCTACAGATATTGTGTCAGTCATAAGTTTTGGGATAAAATCTGTTTCGGTTTCTAAATTATCTTCCCACCCCATCAAATATGCTGGAGTAGTGCAGAGCGCATCCGCCAATGGCTTTGCATATTCTGCTGGTACCTTGTCAATATCTCCTTTTTCATATCTAAATATAGTAGATCTTGATACGCCCAACTTTTCAGCAAGTTCATCAGCGCTCATACCAAGCTGTTTTCTTCTCTTTTTTATTTGTTCGCCAGTTTTCGACATTTTGTACACCTCCTTTCTGAAATATATAATATCATTAATGTTGCAAAAAATGCAACAAAAATAATTGCAAAAATGCGAATTTTTATATTGACAAATGCGACTGCAAGAGGTAATATATAATCACAAAGTCGCATAAATGCTACTAAAAAGGAGGTAACGCTTGTGGTTGTAAATATAGCAAGGCTTAAAGGTAAAATTGTTGAACATGGAAATACACAAGAAGCTGTTGCAAGCGCAATTGGTATGGATAGAAGCACTTTTTACCGTAAGCTGAAAGATGGAGGCGAAAAGTTTACAATTGGTGAAATTCACGGAATTGTAAGCGCAGTTCCTTTAAGTAGGGAAGAAGCAATAGATATTTTTTTTACACAGTAGTCGCAATAATGCGACAGGAGGTATTAATGTTAATTCATTTAAAAAAAGCTCTTGATGATAAAGGAATTACAATCAGAGCGTTTGCAAAGGTTCTTGGTGTTGATGAAAGGACTATTCAGAACAAGATAAAGGGGAAAACACCTTTTACTTATCCAGAAGCAGTCCTTTCTAAAAAAGAGCTTTTCCCAGAATATGATCTGGAATATCTGTTTAAAGAAGAATAGCAAAAAACTGACAGGAGTGCTGTCCTATCAGTTCTTGCCTAAATTTGTTTACCTTATGTGTTTTGCAGACTGAACGCACTTGTTGAGTCACATAAGCAGCACCAAATGTTTCTTGAAACACTTCACCACTTACGCAGTTTTAGTTCTGCGATTGAGTAAAAAGGATTAGCTGCCCATTAGTTGGCGAATGTAGGAATTTTGTTCAATACGGTGAACGAAATTGCTTAACGTACTTTGGTAACGCAGGTTACTCTGCTTGCAACCTACAATAAGGAACAGGGCAAATTCAAAAGTTGGGTCAAAGCAAACAACTCCTTTCATTGCCCATTATTTGGGTATGAAAGAATTTTAACACATAGGAAAAATATTTTCAACACAAAACGGAATTGAAAGTCAGATTAAGAAAGGAGTGATAAACACGAACCAGTTAGTACATATTGGAAATTCGGATATCTCAATAAAAGAGTATAACGGTCAGCGAGTGGTTACATTCAAAGATATTGATGCAGTTCATGGCAGACCAGACGGAACAGCAAGCAGAAATTTCAGAACAAACAGAGAGCGCTTTATTGAGAGCGAAGATTTCTTCCGAGTAAGCGCCGACGAAATTCGTCGTACCAAAATTTTTGACATTCCAGACAAGGCAACTTCTGATTATGCGCTTATTACAGAACAGGGTTATCTAATGCTAGTAAAGTCCTTCACAGACGATTTAGCATGGGATGTTCAGCGACAGCTTGTGAATGGGTACTTTAAAACCAAAGAAACTGTAAAAAGGGCATTGTCACCAGAACTTCAAATGTTACAGGGGCTACTTTCACAAATGGTTGAAAAAGAACTTGCTGACAAAGAAAGAGATAGACAGATTTTAATTGCCAAAGAAACCGCAGATAAAGCTGTTGCGACAACAGAGAATATCAAAGAAGCGGTAAAGCCTGTATTTGATAACTGGCGTTCAGAAATTAATTCTAAATTCAATCGCATACAAAAAGGTGCAGGAGCAGAGTTTAAAATGCTTAGAACAGAAATGTACACAGAATTGGAATGCCGGGCTGGATGTGATCTGAATACAAGATTAAGAAATAAGCGAAAACGAATGGCTGAAAATGGTTGCACCAAAACAGAGATTAATTCACTAAACAAAATGGACGTCATCGATGACGATAAAAAGCTGCGAGAGATTTTCTCCAAAATCGTAACTGAATATGAAATTAAATATTGCGCGTAAAAAGAAGGAGGTGAAATAGAAAATGTCAGAGAAAGAAAAAAAATCGTAGAAAAGCTGAAAGAAGCAATTCCTAAGATGTCGGAATTTGATAAAGGCTACATTCTTGGGAAAATGGAAAGTTTTTCTGATAACAGCATGGAACAAAAAACAGATAAAAAAGAAACTGTTGATTTAGATCAGAAAGGAGACTAATGAACGAATTACAGATTTTTAATTCGCCAGAGTTCGGAGATATTCGGACAATAACTATTGATAATGAACCTTGGTTTTGCATGATTGATATATGCAAAGCATTAGAAATTTCAAATCCGAGCCAGGCAAAGACAAGGTTAAATGCAGATGGGGTCATTACAAATGAGGTCATTGATGGTATCGGGAGAAAGCAGAATGCTAACTTTGTAAATGAACCCAATATGTATAAATTGATTTTCCAGAGCAGAAAAGAATCTGCCGAAAGGTTTACAGACTGGGTGACAAGTAAAGTTCTCCCAGAAATTCGAAAGACAGGTTCCTACAGAAAACCATTGACGGTTGCCGAACAAATTCAGATTCTTGCCCAGGGCACAGCAGATCATGAGGAAAGAATCGAAAAACTTGAAAATACAATGACAATTGACTACGGTCAGCAAAAATATCTTGGGGATCTGGTTTCGCTAGTGGTTATTGAAGCGTTGGGCGGAAAGAAATCTAATGCCTATTCAGAAATCGGAAAGAAAGTATTCGCAGAATGTAATCGAGATGTGAAATCTTATTTCGGTGTAAACGCAAGAAACAACATTCCAAAATTAAGATATGAGGAAGCTGTGAAGTACATCAAGGGATGGCAACCGTGTACAAATACAAAAATGCAGATTCGCGATTGCAATTATGATATTAATTCAGAAAGAAAATGAGGGTAAAACAGTGAAAGATATTAAAAGCTACGAATTTTATGGAGATAATCCAGAAATTTTTCATTCTCTTGTAGGTTTTGAAATTGCAGATATTTTGTTCACACATACCAAAGAAGAAAATGAGAATGTAGTTGTTGTGAAGTGTGCAAATAAGCAACATGTTGAAATTGATCTTCTCTTTAAAGAAGATGGAATATTTGTTACTGAACCATTTGCGGTGGATGAAGATCTTACAATTATTGAATAGGGGAGGTGAACAAAGAATGTTAGCAGATGATTACGTTGCTGAAAGGTTATCCGATTATGATTCCAAAATATATCAGTTATATCGCCACAAAAACGGACAGAAGGCAAGCGACCTTGTAGAAAAAGTAAAAAACGAAATTGCCGAATGCGGTCTGTCCGCCACTGAAGCGAAAGGCTTTTTAGAGTACATGAAGATTGTTATTGACGCTCAGTCACATCTTCCCATTCAGAAATAACGGAAGTTTTTATTGTTTCTGCTCCGGGAACATTGCCATCATCAATCTCATTTGCGGCATGAAGCATTGAAATTATTTTATGAGAATAAGGATGTTCCTTTCCGCAATTCGGGCACACAACCTTGTCTGTACTTATTCTTTCACTTATATAGTAATCACAATGACAAGTACAGGAAACTTTTAATTTGAGAAACATTTTAACACACCTCCTTTCTGAACACATTATACCATTCAGAGGGAGATAATAAAAGAAAATAGGGAGGAAAAACAATGATTAAATTTGAAAACGGATTAGTTAATATTTCTGGTAAAGGGATTGATATTCTTTCAGAGTATGCAGCTATCACCCATGAAATTAAAAAGATGTTCGCAAAAAATGGTGGAGAAGAGAAAGAAATAAAAGAGCAGCTTAGACATTCATTTGAGTATGGCCTTATGAACGAGGAAGAACTTGATAAAGAAATCAAGGAAACTTCCAAACAGATAGATGCAATTATTCCGTTTATTTCGCATCTGGAAGAAATGCTTAAAAAATTTGGAGCAAAAGATAAGGAGGACTAATCATGGGAGAAAACAAGAGTACGGATTATATTCCAGAGAATGCCAATGAGGAATATGCACTTCTGGTTGGAAGATTAAAGGCATTTGAAGCTTGGGCGAATAGCGTGAAAGATTATGATTTCACAAAGGACATGGCATTCAGAATGCTTGGGCTTGATTTAGTCGAATCAAAGGAGGAAAAGAAAAAATGAAATGCTTTAAAGGATTTGACAAGGACTTAAAGTGTAGAGATTTCCAGTATGAAATTGGAAAAGAATACACAGAAGAAAAAGCAGACATTTGTAATTGTGGATTCCATGCTTGCGAATTTCCGATGGATGTATTCGATTATTATCCTCCTTCAGATTCCAGATATTGTGAAGTTGATCTTGAAGAGAATGGCCAGAAATCATCTGATGATAGCAAGAGAGTTGGAAAGAAAATTTCCGTGAAAGCAGAAATTGGAATTGCTGGAATTATCAAAGCTGGCGTTGAATACATCAAAGAGCAAGTTAATTGGGAAGACGATAAGGCAACCAATACCGGAAATCAGTCAGCGGCAACCAATACCGGAGATCGGTCAGCGGCAACCAATACCGGAGATCGGTCAGCGGCAACCAATACCGGAAATCAGTCAGCGGCAACCAATACCGGATATCAGTCAGCGGCAACCAATACCGGAAATCGGTCAGCGGCAACCAATACCGGAAATCGGTCAGCGGCAACCAATACCGGAAATCAGTCAGCGGCAACCAATACCGGAAATCGGTCAGCGGCAACCAATACTGGAGATCAGTCAGCGGCAATTGTAGAAGGAAAAGAAAGTATTGCATTAGCTACAGGAATTAATTCAAAAGCTAAAGGAAAAATTGGATGTTTTATTGTTTTAGCAGAGTGGAAAGAGATCAATTATGAATATCATATTGTAGATGTTAAATCAGCAAAAGTAGATGGGGAAAATATCAAGGAAGATACTTTCTATACGCTGAAAGATGGAAAATTTGTAGAAGCAGATTAAGTGTCCTGGAAGGTGCGGACACACCAACCAGGACGGTATCTAACTAAGTCGACGTTAGTTAAATACAGGATTATTATATCACAACCTCCTGTATTTGACAAACAAAAATATAACAGGAGGACTTTTTATGCAAAAAAATGGCGAAAATCAGCCACTTTCCAGTGAAATCATTGCTGATCTGGAAGAAAAGCTGATGGCAAGAAATGTAATTATCGCTATTCTGGCAGCTGCACTTGCAGTAACCACATCCAGAAGAAAGTGAGGACAAAATGAAAGAGGTGGTAAAGACAATAGGAGAAATATTTGTAGGGATAGGGGTGTTTACAGTAATCTTCTCAATCACATGGATGCTTACATCATTTGATGCTATCGGGGTGTTCTTTGTATCAACAGTCTTATTCTCAATGGTGTTTCTTCCTATTATATTAGAAATGGAGGAAAAGTAAATGCAAAGATTAAATAAAGTAAGATTATCCGGTAGAGCCGGGGAAATAGTATTCAGCCACGAGCATTACGGAAGATACTATTACAAATTCATGCTGACAGTCATTCGTAAAAGCGGTGCAGTGGATATGTTTCCAATCGTTATAGAAGATTCCATTGTACGTGACAATGATTATAACGGAAAAGAAGTTGTGGTAACAGGAGCAATCAGAAGCATGGACACTTCTAAAAATCCAAATAAGCACCACAATGTTAATTATATCGCAGCTGATGAAGTGAAAATCCTGGAAGAACAGGTTCCAGAAGGTGATATAAACGAAGCAGAGTTTATTGCCAGAAGTTGCACGAAAGAACCATATGCAAAACTTACATCAGTAACGCACAGGAAAGCTTCAAATCTTTTCGTAGCAATTCCAAGAGATCATTCGGAAAGAGCAGATTTTATTTGCTGCAATTTATGGGGAAAAGGTGCTGATCTGGCGGTAGAGGTTAAAAGAAATGATTACATTAAAGTAAACGGAAGGTTAATGAGCCGTGATGTTTATGTTAATGGGGAAGAAACGGAAAGTGTATATGAGATTTCCGTAAAAGAAATGGAGAAATTGGAGGATGAAGAATAATAAGAATGAAGTTCAGATATATGGCGTAATAATGGATATTCAGCCAGGAACGTTTTTCAAGGACGGAGAAAAATTCGTAAGATTCTATATTGGTGCAAAGCGTACCAGTGGAAACGTAGATTTGCTTCCAGTAGCAATACCAGAAAGAATGGCAGAAAACTGGAAAATTGGAGAACACATCTATATTGAGGGAAAATACACTTCATACAATAAAAAGGAAAATGGAAAATCACATTTAATATTGGAAGTTAAAGCAGAAACATTATTGGGTGGAGACGGAAGCGCGGACGATGAAAACAAAATCATTCTGGAAGGTTATCTTTGCAAACCGCCTGTGTACCGCCGAGCACCAAGAGGAAAAGAAATCTGTGATTTGATGATTGCTTGCAACGAATATGACTTACGAAGAACAGATTATATCCCATGTATAGCATGGTGGAAAGAAGCCAGAGAAGCTGCTGATTTCAAGGTTGGAGATTTCGTAAAAATAATCGGAAGAATCCAGAGCCGGATTTATCATAAAAAATTATCTGGTGATGAAGTAGAGCTTAGAACTGCATATGAGGTATCAATAGGGAGGATAATCGAGCATGAAAGTGGAAGTGAAAAAAATTTCACTAGTGAATTACAAGAAGTTTCCGAGTAAGTCTGTAGATTTGTTTCCAAGAACAGAGATTTCCGGCAGAAACAGAGAAGGAAAATCCACATTACAGGACGCATATTTAGATGTCCTGACAGGAAAGATGGCAAATGGTACAGAACCGACTTCTATCCGCAGAAAAGAAAATGGCGTGGAAGTGCCAAAGGTTGATGTTGTAAGAGAACTTACACTTGCGATTGATGGGAAAGAAAAAGTAATCCGCAAAATCACAAAACAAAAGTGGAGAAAACCGAGAGGACAGTCCGAAGAGGTATTCGATGGAAATGAAACTTCTTATGAAATTGACGGATTCCCGGCTAAATCAAAGGATTATACCGAGTTCATCCAGTCAATAGCAGAGCCTTCAACGCTTCTGATGTGCAGTAATCCAAAACCGTTCCTGGACACATTGCAGAAGTCAACCGCAGAATCCAGAAAGGTATTGGAAAAAATGTCTGGTTTTGATATTGCGCAGTTTATGGAAGAAAATCCACAGTATGCACATGTAGAAGAAATCACAAAGGGGCATTCCGTAGAGGATACCTTGAAGAAGCTCCGAAAGGAACTGAATGCACAGAAGAAAAAGGTGGATGCCAAAAACACGGAGATTGCATATGAAACCAATCGGACTGTTGAAGCAGAAGATACTTCTTCCCTGGAATCCAAAAAACAGGAGCTTAATGCGGACCTTTCCAAACTGGAAGAACAGGAACAGATTCTTGAAGATTCAGCAAAAGGCTATGATGGCCTTACATATGAAATACGTGGTTTGAAATCTTCCAAGGATGGACTTGTTAGCAAGGCGAATGAATGGTTAAGAGCGAGACAAAAATTCATTTCTGATACAGTTTCCAAACTTAGGTTAAAAAATTCAGAAAAGGAATCAAGCATTCGTATTATTGGAATGGAACTAGACAACCACATAAGGGAAGCAAAACAGGAAAAAGCTGACTTGGATAGAGCCAGACAGGACTATCCGAGAATCAAGGAAATGGAGTGGGATGATTCTGGACTGAAAGCTATTGAAGCCGAAACATTCAATGATTCTGATACTATTTGCCCGACCTGCGGGCAGGAACTTCCAGAAGAACAGATTTCCGAATTGAGAGCTTCCTTTGAAGAAAAGAAGAAAGCCAGAATTGAAGCACAGTTGAAAGTAAAAGAATCCTTTGAATCGGAGAAGCAGAACAATCTTAAATATGTCTGCGACCTTGGAAATACTTCCGCTGCAAAATTAAAGAAAACTAACGATGAAATCAACAAATTACAGTCAAAAATCAATGTGGCACAGGAAGAAGTTGCTGAACTTACTAAGCAGATTGAGGAAGAACAGTCCAAATTTACGGAGCTTCCAGAATCTGTAGATATGTCAAATGACGAAGAATATCTTGCGGTTACAGCGAGAATTGCAGAACTTGAAGAGAAACTGAAATCATTTGATGATGTTCCTGGAAAGAAACAGGAATTAAGAATGCAGATCAGCAATGTTATGAAACAGATTTCCAATGTGGATGCAGACATTAAGATTGCACAGGCAGCAGTCACGGAGAAAGAAAAGCGAGTAGCCGAACTGAACGAGGAACTGAAAAGCCTTGGACAGGTACAAGCTGATATTGAAAAGAACATTGATACCGTTCTTAACTTCTCAATTCAGAAAAATAAGGCACTGGCTGAGAAAATCAATCCATTTTTCCATCATTTCCAGTTCAGTTTCCTTGATTACACGATTGAGGGAAATCCAGTGGAAACTTGCAAGATGATCTGTAATGGAATCGACTACAATAGCGGATTAAATCATTCCGACAAAATTCTTTGCGAGGTTGATTTACTGAATGGATTACAGGAAATGAATGGGCTGAATCTGCCGGTTTGGATTGACGATAGCGAATCCGTAAATGTCGAGCGACTTCCTTTATTGGACAGACAGATGATTGTGCTTAGAGTGACGGACGGAGATTTGACGGCGAAAGAGCTTTAAAAAAAGAAAGGAACAGCCAGTAACTTGTTTGGCGACAGACTGGCTGCTCCATATGAAATATAGAACAAACTATATTTATTATTAGAATAACAGAAATAATTGGCTTAATCAAGTCACAGGTGATTTTGCACCTGGAATGTGAGGAAAATATTTCACTCACAAGAACCTATGTAAACTGAATATTGGAAATTGAGGTTTAAGAGGTATATCAAATAACACAGGTACGAAACGCCGGGACTTATTTTATTTATTGTGCTTTAGTTTAAGAGGTATATCAAATAACATAAGTACGAAACTGATGCAATCACGCAACAGCGTGTTAGCAAATATAAAAAAGAAAAGGAGAATCATTATGGCAAGTAAAACACAGTTAGCAACAACAGGAGAACAGCAAGCTTCATTGGTAATCAACAATTCATTCATTGATGGGTTGACAAAACAGTTAGAGGAAAAAACCAAATATGGACTTTCTTTTCCGAAAGACTACAACCTCAGCAATGCACTGATGGGAGCGTATTTAACTCTGAAAGAGACAAAAGATAAAAATAATAAACCAATTCTGGAAGCTTGTAGCCAGATCAGCATTGCAAACAGCCTTATGAACATGGCAACACTTGGTCTTTCGGTGCAGAAAAAGCAGGGCTATTTTATTAGTTATGGCAGTCAATGCCAGTTCCAGAGGTCTTACTTCGGAAACATTACAATAGCCAGAAGATACGGAATGAAAGATATTCACGCCGAGATCATCTACCAAGGAGATAAGTTCAAATACCACATTGAAGATGGAAACAAGGTACTGGATTCCCACGAACAGGATTTTATGAATATTGATAATGATAAAATTCTTGGCGCATATGCAGTAGTTCAGATGGAAGATGGTTCAAAACACTTGGAAGTTATGAATATGAAGCAGATCAAACAATCTTGGTCACAGGGATATGGGTACAAAGAAAACGGAAATGGAACGCATCAGAAATTCACTGACCAGATGGCAAAGAAAACAGTTATCAATCGTGCATTAAAGCAGATTATCAACAGCCACGGTGATGTTTTTGTACAGGAAGCTGACGAGAATACAGAGGATATTCCAAAACAGGATATTATTGAACAAGACGTTGCTTATGAAATTAGTGAGAACGCAAACACAGAAGAATTCATTCCACAACCAGAAGTAATCGAAGAAAAGCCAAAGCAGCCAACCGTAGCCGAAACCGTAAAAACAACAGAGAAAGAACCAGTTCCGGCAGCAGAGCCAGTGGAAACAGAAATTCCGTCATTTATGAGCCAGGAGGAAATGTAGGATGGAAACTTCCACAATTGTGCTTATTATTTTGCTTTCAATAGCACTTTTGGGATGGATAGTAACTTTTATTCGAAAAAATGAATACAATCGAACCAATTTAATTATTCTTTTAAATGTTATTACATATGTGGTACTCATTATAATCCAACTTACAATGTAAAAGGAGAGCCAAAATGAAGCATAAATGTATTAAGACAGCAGTATTAATCACAGGGATTACAGCAATCACAATGTTTAGTGGTTGTTCTTCCTGTAGCAGATCATTAAAATCACTGTCTAGTGATATTGACGGTGGTCTGAATCGTACCGTAACTGTTTACGATTACAACGGCGGTAAAATCAAGTCCTGGTCTGGAAAGTTTGATGTTTCCGAATCCGAGAACGAAGTTTACTTTGATGATTCGGACGGAAAGAGAGTTATTATCCACGGCGGTATTGTAGTGAATGAGGAAAACTAGGAGGGATAATAGTTATGAATGAAATTTTAAAGAAAGCAAAAGAACTGGTTGAACTTTTTAGAGAAGCAGGGGAAAATCAAATTATCAGAGTTGAAACCTGGTGATGTATTTCAAACTACAGGTAAAAGAAAATACAAAGTGCTGGAACAGTATGAAAACACCACCAAGATAGTTTCTTTTGACCTTGTAAAAGAAAATGTAAAATTCGGGGATAATGCAGATTATTTAGAGTCTGAATTAAAAGAACTTTGTGACACGGAAATTTTAGCGAATTTTGAAGAGGAATTTGGTGCGGAGAATATTGAAACACATGAAGCAGATCTTATTACGGTCGACGGTCAGAATACAGGCGTTTCGGTGAAATGTAAAATCAGACCTCTTACATTTGATGAAGCAAGAAAATATACGGAATTGACTCCGAACAAAAAACTTAATGACTGGTATTGGACATGTACATCTTGGTCAACAAAAGAACGCGGATGGAGTAGCGTAGCCGTTGTTTCCTCCTCGGGTTACGTCGACTACTATGACTGTAACTTTGGCTTCGGTGTTCACCCAGTTTGTATCTTAAAATCTAATCTCTTTGTATCTAAAGTGGAGGAATAAAAATGAAAAAAGATTTGAAATATTTTGAGACAGAAATAAAAAGAATTACAGAGGAATTCGAGGATTACAAAAAGAAACACATGGGCACTCCGAAACCCGGGGAAGTGGTTGAAATTTCCGGTATGGAATGGATAATACTGGACAAGCTTCCGGATGGATATTTTGCAATTTTAAATAGTTTTTATGGTAAAACAAGAATGTTTGATTCAGATTCCAGCAATTGGAAAGAAAGTTCTTTAAGAGAAGAATTAAACACATCATTTTTAGAAAAAATTAATACGCCTTTCGATGGAAATGCAGTTGTTGAATTTGACCGTAACCTGTTGGCATTGGACGGGCAGACTGAATATGGAACTTGTAGAGATAAGATTTCACTCTTAACCGTGGATGAATACAGAAAATACAGGAAATATTTGCCAAATATGGATAAATGGTGGTGGCTTATTACACCATGGAGTACACCTTACAATGATTATTTTAAGAGCGTAGCCGTTGTTTCCTCCTCGGGTGGCGTCCACGGCAATGACTGTAGCCATGGCTTCGGTGTTCGCCCAGTTTGTATCTTTTCCTCTTCAATCTTTGAATCAGACGAGGATTAATAATGGCAAATGAAGATTTACAGGTGATAATAAAAGCCAAGCAGTTAGCAAAGCACACGCTTATAGTAACCAGTAACGCGAGGAGATATCCTAAGAAATTCAGATTTTCTTTAGTTGATAAAATGCAGAACAAATCGCTCGAAATACACGCTAAGCTCTTTGAAGCCAATCGAACAGATTTGAAAGATTATAAGAGAGAAAGGCTAGAATTACAGACAAAAGCAATTACATATTGTGATGAACTTCTCTTTTATATAGAGCTTTCATACGAGCTTAATATCATTAATTCGGGAAGTATGGAGGCATGGTCGAAAATGGTTACAGATATTAAGCATATGGCGATTGCTTGGAGAACAAAAGACAGAAACAGATGATTTTTATAGGTTATGCGTTGTAGAGCCGTTGTTTCCTCCTCGGGTAACGTCAACAACAATAACTGTAACAATGACTACGGTGTTCACCCAACCTGTATCACAGGCAGACAGAGTAAGCAGAAAGCTGAAATCCGAATAGATACAAGCAAATGCATAACCTTTCCGCAATGGATAAATATAAAGGAACAAAATAAATGGATAAAGAAATTGTGGCAAATTTTGAAAACTTGTATTCATCTTACAAACGAGTTAAGGCAGATAAGAAATTCAATTCCGGCACTGCCAGGTTTTCTATTATGGCGTTGGAAGGAATCCAAACATTGAAGGAACAATTGGAAAATCAAACGTATTCCATAGCACCGTATAATAAATTCAAAATATATGAGCCGAAAGAACGCATCATAGAATCGTGTTCTTTCAAAGACAAGACGGTACAGAGATGCTTTTCAGACTACATTCTTACGCCGAAATTAAATAATATTTTTATAAAATGGAACACAGCAGGACAAATCGGAAAAGGTCATTATATGGCAATGGATGGTCTGCGAGATCATATGTTGGAATTTTACAGTAAAAATGGTTTAAATGGCTGGATTGTAAAATGCGATATTCGTAAATATTTTTACAGCATAGATCATGAAATCATGAAAGACGTGGTGGATTACTATTTTGATGATGAATTTACAGTATGGTTAAATCATCTATTTATTGACAGCACCGAAAATCCAGGACTTCCGCTTGGAAATCAAGTTAATCAGAAATACGCATTGTTGTTACTGCATTCACTGGATCAAATGATAACAATTGAATACGGAATACAGCATTACGGAAGGTATAACGATTATTTCTATGTGATTTGTAAAAGTAAAGAAGAAGCCAGAGAAATACTTGAAGCTATCCAACTCATGGTTGAAAGCCTTAAATTAGAATTGAATACCAAATCACAGATTGTGCCATTTAAAATGGGATTGTGCTATCTTGGCTTTCACCATTATGTAACCTCCGATGGGAAATATATTAGAAAACTTCGAGGAGATAAAAAAAGAAAAACACACAGGAAGATTCGAAATTGGATTAGAGCTGTGAATAATGGCGAAATGACAGAAGAAAAATTTCAAGAAAAATATAATGCGTGTAAAAACAATATGCTGCATGGGAATTGTATTAAATTATGCCACAGCATGGATTTGGATGTTAAGAAAAGAATGAAAAGAGGTGATGAAAAATGTTCATGCGAGTAGTAAACACAGGAAGTACCCATGGAAACTGCTATGTTCTGAAATCAAACACAGGAGAAATACTTCTTCTGGACTGCGGATGCAGATACAAAGACATTCTAAAGGCTATTGACTACAGAACAAGTGATGTTTCTGGTGTATTGCTTAGTCATGAGCATGGAGATCACATCAAATCATTTCGGGAACTGATGAATGCTGGTATTCAGATTTACACCAATGATGAAACCGTGGAACATCTGCAAATCATCACCGGCGAATTAATGAAAGGCGTTCCAGAGAAAAGATCGTTTCTGGTTGGTTCGTTTACAGTAATACCGTTCTATTTGCCGCATACTACAAGGGATAAGGACACAGGGCAACTTATTCAATGTTTCAATTATGGGTATATCGTGGAACATGAAGAAATGGGAAAGTTGTTGTACATGACTGACTTTGAATACTGCAAGTACAACTTCAAGGCAATGCGATTGAATCACTTGGTTATTGAGTGCAACTATTGTGGAGAATTGGTTGACAAAACAGCCGAAAATTACACGCACAGGCTTAAAGGGCATTGTTCCTTAGATACTTGCAAAAGCCTAGTAAATACAAACCATACGGCGGCATTACGGACGGTAACATTGGTGCATTTGAGTAATGAAGCAGCTGACCCGGAACAGATTTTGAAAGAGATTAAAGAAGCGGTGGTTTGGGATGATGCGCTGGTTCAGATTGCAAGACCTGGACTGGAAATTAACTTGGACTTATGTCCGTTTTGAAAGGAGAAAATTAATGCAAAGAAAATTCAAAAACTATGTAATTAAAGGACAGGAGCATGTAGACCGTAAAACAGGAAAAACAATTCCTTCACCTAGTGTATGGCGTTCAGTAAAAGATACGCTTCCAGAAACCCCAGTTGATGATACTGCATGTTTGTATTATGTAAAGTTGGAAAACTCCGAAAAAATCATCATGCTTGCATATGCTGGAAATGGCGAATGGACTGACACAGAAGGAAAAGAATACAAAGGTGTAGAGACATGGCTTGAATATATGCCAAAAGAACATCCGATAGTCGAAATAAAAACTTTCTTAAATGAAGATATTTTGAAAGCTATTGTTTCTGATTATATGGAAAAAGCTGAAGGAGTTACGGTTAATACAAATAATATATTTTTTAAAGTAGGAAGAAAATCTGTCGGCTATGGAATGAGTGAACATGAGGAATTGGTATTTATTGGATGTGATGTGATAGCTATAGGGGAGGGAAATTGAAAATGAGCGTATTCAGTATACCAGTAACGATTGGTGTTAATGAGGAAGAAATTGCCAAAGAAATCCGTAAAAATGTTGAGGACAGGGTAGTTGAAAAAATTACCAAGGAAATTAAAGAGGTTATTTATAAAAAAGAATTATATGGTAGCAGAGAAACCAATGAACCTTTGTGCAGGATGATTCATTCTCATATTACCGAGATACTAGAAAAGAACGAAAGCGTGATCGTGCAGGAAGCAGCAAAATCCTTGGCAGATAAGATGATTAAAACCAAGGCTGTGAAAGAAGCAATAAAAGAAACTATTGAGAAAGTCAAGGAGGATTAGCTATGGGAAATATGATGAGTTTAAATATCAGTGACGATGTAATAAAAGCAGCAATACAGGAAGAAGTTCATGCCGGAATCGTAAAGGCATTAGGCGAACCATCTGTTATTGTTCGTGATGCAATAAAAACAATGACGAATAAATATGTTAATGAACGTGGCGAATTTGTAGGTAAAGACAATTGGAGAGCAAAACCATATTTTGATTGGCTCGCAGAAGATATTGTAAAAACCACAGTAAAGGAGGAAATTGAAAAATATGTAAATGAAAATCGTGAGGAATTTGCAGAAGTAATAAGAAAGCAGTTAAAAAGTGCAGATTTCATAAAGAGCATTACTACTTCTTTCTTACAGGCTGTCGTTAAAAATACAGAATCCGAATGGAAAATGCCGATTAGTATTTCATTTGAAAAGCCAAAGGAGGATAGTTATTAATGAAAATCTTCTTAAAAACACTTGATAAACTGAAAAAGTCAGAACCTTCTGAACAGGAATGCAAGTACGATAAAGGATGGAATGATGCAATCAAGAAAGTTGAAGAATTGATTTTTTCCTACAGTCCTGCGGATATGTGGATTCCAACAGAAGTGAAGTTACCACCGGAACCAAACAAGGAAGAAAACCCGGGAGATTGGAAAGAATATGCAGTTACAATTGATGGAGCTGTTCTTCCAACAAGTCTTACTTATTTAGGAGACGGCGAATGGGGAAGCGTAGAAGCGTATGGGTTTGCGTATTACCCAGTCATTGCATGGCAACCAATGCCACCAGCTTACAAACCAGGGAGGTAATACCATTGGAAATAACAATCGGAATTTGTGCAGAGGAAATCAAAGAAATCATCATGGAGCATATAAAAACAAAAGGATTCAATGTAACAGAAGATGATATTTCCTTTGTTATAGGGAAAGAAGAAATTGTAACAGGGAATACAAAGAAAATCAAACACGCACTTATTAGATGCGACATTCAGATTGAGAGGTGATAAATTGTGAATATTGTTATTCTTTCTGGAAGATTAACCGCTGACCCAGATATCAGAATGGGAACGAATGACACCAAAATTGCAAGATATATTTTGGCTGTCGAGAGAAGAGTGAAAAAGAATACAGAAAGAAAATCAGACTTTATCGCTTGCGTATGTCTTGGAAAAAATGCAGAATTCGCAGAGAAATATCTAAAAAAAGGCACGAAAGTAAATGTGCGTGGAGAATGGCAGACTGGAAACTATACGAACAAAAATGGCGAAAAAGTCTACTCAAATGATTGCCTTGTTGCAGAACATGAATTTGCAGAGAGAAAAAGCCAGTCACCACAAACACAGGAAACAGATACACGACCAGTACCACCGCCAGAACCTAGTTTCATGGATGTGCCGGATTTAGGCGGTATGGAAGATGAATTTCCGTTTAGTTAGGAGTGATGAAATGGTACAAACAGGACAGATTATTTATTTTAGCAATCAGAAAATGATGTGCTTTGATGTTGAATCTATTGAGGATATTACTGAACCGCCAGAACAAATAGAAACTACATCGGTTTATGGCGAGACAAGAACGTATGCGCCGGCAATAATGAATCCAACAACTCTTTACGTTACTGGAAAGGAACTTGTAAAACTTGATCCAACAACCATGAAACGCATTGCCAGATACAATCTTGAAGAAGAGAATAAATCTCTTTTAGAAGAAATCGCAGAAAGAAAAAAGGTTATTGATGATCTTGAACAGAAAGAACAGGTTTTGCGTGACAGGTTCAGAAAGGCAATAGCTGCATTCAAAGAAATCATGGAAAATGGTTACTATGATGAGGGCGAAGATGAATACGAGAGTGAATGGGAGTGATTAAATGAAACCAGTTTTAGAAACAAAGTCTACATACAAAGGTTATCCATATGTGGTTCTGTTTATGCCAGGAGCATACAGATGCGGATATGTTGGTATACCTTACAGCCATAAGTTAGCAAAGAAAAGTGTTGATGATTTAGGTTATCTTGACTGTCATGGTGGAGTTACTTATTCAGAACCATTTCTACACGATTGTGACGATGATGATACATGGTGGATTGGATTTGACTGCGCTCATTGTTTCGATGGTTATGATATTGAGATAGCAGAACAGTATTTCGGGGAAGAACCAGACTTCAAAAAAATGCTTAAAATAATGGGAGATTACTGGCGAGAATTAAATAAAGATCCAGATTGCAAAATTCGTTCACTTGCCTATGTTAAAGATGAATGCAAGAAACTAATTGACCAGATTGAAAAAGGGTGATTCCGGTTGGATTATAAAAAACTTAGACAGGCAAAAGCTATTGAAGCAACGAACAGAAAAAGGCTTCTAAAAATCAATCCGAAACTTGACGATGGGAGCGGAATATATTTTTTAACCAGAACTGATGAAAATAAAATCCCATACTTTTATATAGGTCAGGCGGTACATATAATTCAGAGGATGTGTTCACACCTTACTGGGTATCAGCACATTGATTTATCAATAAAGAAAAGGGGATTTTACAGCGAAGAAAATCCTTTTGGGTGGAAAATAAATTTTATCCATTATCCTGTCGAACAGCTTGATAAAATGGAACAATACTGGATATTGGAGTACACCAAAAAAGGATATCAATGCAGATATAATAAAACCTCTGGGAGCCAAGGAGAAGGAAAAGAAAAAATCAATGAATTTCGCCCAGCAAAAGGTTATAGAGATGGACTTCAACAAGGCAAGAAAACCCTTGCAAGAGAATTAAAACACATCATTGATACTCACTTAAATGTATCAATCAGACCAGAAAAAGCAAATAACAAAGTATCTATTAAGGCGTTGGAAAAATTCAACGAATTACTCAATGAAGAAAATTATCACTGATTCTAACACACCAGTAGTTCTACTGGCTAAATTCCAAAGATAAAAAATAAAAAAATGAAAGGAGCTTGCCTTCAGCTGACGTAAGGGTGCACCGGGCTTCTTTTGAGGATGATAAATGACGGTTTTTACTGTATGGATTGTTTCGATGGCTTTAAATTGATTGATGACGAATCAATAGACATGATCTTAACCGACCTTCCATATGGACAAACAGCAAGAAATAAATGGGATTCGGTTATTCCGTTTGAGCCATTATGGAAACAGTATAAAAGAATTATTAAAGAGCATGGTGCCATTATATTATTTGCAAACGGAATGTTTACTGCAGATTTAATGCAAAGTAATCGTGATATGTGGCGATATAACTTGATATGGCAGAAAACACAACCTACAGGATTTTTGAATGCTAACAAAATGCCTCTTCGGTCACATGAAGATATTTGTGTTTTTTATAAAAAACTTCCTACTTATAATCCACAGAAAACAACTGGAAACAAAAGAAAAATAAGTAAAGTGGAACATAAGGTTAAATGCAAAGAAACAACAAACTATGGGAAATACAGATTAACTTCTTATGACAGTACAGAGCGTTTCCCAACATCTGTGTGGACTTTTGCAAAAGACAGTCAAAAATGCGCGCTACATCCAACACAAAAACCGTTATCACTTATGGAATTGTTAATCAAAACATACACAAATCCAGGTGATTTAGTCTTGGATAATTGCGCCGGTTCCTGTAGCACAGGAGTTGCCTGCAGAACTACAGGTAGAAGATTCTTAGGTTTTGAGAAAGAAGAAAAATATTTTCATATTGGGAGCGAACGGTTAAAAGAGGTGGAATGAATGAAATTAAAATGTGAAATATATCGTGATTCTATGCAGAATTATAAGAAATATGCAATCCCAAGAGCACAGCTTGTAATTGCAGATGTTCCTTACAATGTAGGTAATAATTTTTATGGAAGTAGCCCTATGTGGTACGCAGGAGGTGACAATAAGAACGGTGAAAGCAAATTAGCCGGGAAAGCAGCATTTAACTCTGACTTCAACTTCAACCTGTATGAATACTTCCATTTCTGCTCGAAAATGTTGAAAAAAGAGCCGAAAAAGGCAGGAGCAAGAGGAAGAAGTTCAGATGCACCATGCATGATAGTGTTTTGCTCGTTTGAACAGATTCAAACTCTGATTAATGCGGCGGCGAAACATGGCTTTGTTCACTATATACCGCTTGTATTTATAAAAAAATACAGTCCACAGGTGCTTAAAGCAAATATGCGTGTGGTAGGTGCTACAGAATATGCTCTTGTATTCTACAGAGATAAACTTCCAAAATTCAGAAATGGAGCGCAGACGGACGAAAACGGAAAGACCATTCGCGGAACTGGGAAAATGGTATTCAACTGGTTTCAATGGGAGAAGGACGGAAAAGATATTCCAAAAATTCATCCAGCGCAGAAACCAGTAGCAGTTCTGAAAAGATTAATTGAAATATTTACTGATCCTGGGGATGTAGTGATTGACCCTTGCTGTGGAAGTGGCAGCACATTGAGAGCCGCTATGGAACTTGGCAGAAGTGCATACGGATTTGAAATTGACAGAAATTTTTATAACAGAGCAAAAAACGAAATGCTTGTTTTTGAAAAAGATAGTCAAATGAGCATAGGAGATTTTATATAAGGAGCGTGATTGAATGTCAGAAAACACAAACGAATGTGTAATTGAGTGGATTCCCGGAAGAGATTATGTAGGACTTACTGCTAAGAATGGGAGTACCTGGAAGAACAGATGTGAGGAATTAGAAAAGGAATTTCCAGACGATGTAAAAATTCTTGCCAGAAATAATGATGGATCTATTTTCGCTCACTTGCCGTATTCCTACATTAAAATCAATCCACCGAGAAAATATTCCGATGAAACAAAGAAGAAAGCTGCGGAAAGATTAAATAAAATGCGTGTAGAAAAAAGCAATACTGCGGAAGAAAATCCGTTTTGCCTATGAATTACCGTCAGAGAAAATATAATGAGGGGCAATCTGCTAGAAATGATATTTACAGATTTCTTGTCAAGTATTTTGAGAAACACGGATATATGCCTTCTTATGAAGAAATTATGGATGGAACAGACCTTACAAAGTGTACCGTCCAGAGACATATGCGGCAATTGGAGATGGATTTTCTGATTGCCACAGAACATCCGGGAATATCGAGAGCATACCGTTTGACGGAATACAGATACGAAAGGAAAAAATATGGGAAGCAAATTAAAGATGAAAGCGCCAAAGAAAAATAGGGTGTTGGAATGTGACAATCAGATGTCACAGGCATTCGCCAGAGCCATGCAGAATTCACGTAAAGAGCTGGAAGTCATGCAAGATCAAGCCTATAACGATGGCTTCAATACTGGTGACGACTGGGCGAATACAATTAACACGGTAACAACTATGTTGGCATTACGGAAATTGCATGGATTTTCCACTAAAAGACTTTTGGACGTAATCAATTGTGCAAATGAGTTTGTAGGACAAGCGAACCGTGGCGAAAGAAGCTTTATGAGCATGATTGAGGAATTGGAATCTGAAACAGATGTAAGAATCCCAGATTTGAATAAGGGACTTGTTAAAAAATTTGGTAAATAAAATATGATGATAAAAAGAGTATCACTAAATAAATGGTATGATTATCCAACCGATTATCGTACGGTAGTCGGTCTGCGAGAATGAGAGGAATGAAATGAAGAAAATAGTATGTTTAATCTTAATTTGCATTTTCTTGACTGGTTGTTCCAAAAATGTTTCGTACAAGAACCGTGATTTACAAGAAGAAATCACATATACCTATGAAGATGTAGACGCAATTATCACTTACATAGATATGCGAAAATGGTTTGTCATTTGTCCTCGCTGGCAGTGGGAGATATCGGTTGAATATGACGGGCTGACTTATGAAGAAGATAGCTTTGCGAATGGAGCAATGAATAGACCGAGTTTTTCAGACAGTCAAAAGGGTGATTCGATAAGAGTTCAATTAGCAAACAAATATGTGAACGGAGAACTGATAGACCGGTATATATCGAAAATTAAATAGGGAGAAAATATAAGCGTGGAAAGTGAGGACGCAATGACAGAACAGGAAAAGAAGGAACTTCTGGATGAACTGGAAAAGCGCATTGACGAAAAATACAAAGGTTGTCTTACCAGAGAAGATGTTGCAACCACATTAAAAGCACCGAGAGAAAAGTGGTTCAGAGACGAGAATGGGAACGGAAGAAGTTCTCTGATGATGGATGCTTTTGATTCATCTATTATCTCGTGGCAAGTCTGGGAAACAATCAGAAAGTTGACTTGCGTTATATGTGGTAAGCAGTATGTCAGACAGCTTGCAAATGTAGAAAATGCGGATGAGATTGCAGAGAAACTTTGCCAGTTTGTTTATGACTTGAAGATGGATTTTAAGAAACAGGAGGACACAAAATGTTAATCAGAAGTCAGGATAAAACAGCACTGGTAAAGTTTGAAAACATTGTAATAAATCTAAAGCTCCCAGATTCATTGAATATTATATGTTGGAGTTTGCAGGATGCACAGAGAAGTGGAGGATATTTTATTTTAGGAAGATATTCCACAAAAGAAAAAGCCATGAAAGTACTGGATATGATTCAGGAAGCCTATGGAGATTCGGAATACACAAAATATGTAATTCCAGAAGTATGTAGGATATTAAGTATGAAGCCAAAAACGGAAGAAAACAAAGCACATGCGGGAGAACTTGGAGAAATGCTCAAAAAAGGAATGACGTTCCAGATGCCAGAGGATAGTGAGGTGGAAGTATGAGCAGAGTACGAAACAGATTAGAGCAATACAAAGCTGAGATAGAAAAGAAATCGCAGTATAAGCATGGGCTTCCAGGGAGTGCACTGGATATCGTAAATAGTCTTCTGGACGATCTGGAACAGGACGAGAAAGAAAATGGGTGGATTCCGGTAAAATATCATCAGATATCAGAAAAAGAACGTGCGGAAGAATCCATATCAACTGATATACAGTATATGCTTGACTGCAAAATGCCAGATGACGGACAAGAAATATTGGTTACTAACGGAGAAACAACATGGCAAGATACAAGCTTTATTGATTGTGACGGATATTATCTTGATAGCAATTATGATTGGATTGAGATTACGGCATGGCGACCACTTCCAGAGCCATACAAGGAGGGCTGAGGAATGCGGTTAATCGACACAGATAAATTAAAAAAAGATATACTGCTTCAAAATATCTTAGGAGAACCAATACAGAAGATTATAGACAGATATATACATATTGTTGACGAGCAACCGACAGTTTTTGATGTGGATAAGGCTATTAGCGAATTGGAAAGAGATAAATTCATTGAATCAGAATGTATTTTATCTGATGTGCATCAAGGATACAATGCTGGACTGAGCAGGGCAATCGAAATCGTGAAAGGCGGTGGAGTTGAATGAGAGAAATTCTTTTCAGGGCAAAAAGCATCCAAACAGGAGAATGGATTGAGGGAATTCCAATTAAAACACATTTAGGTTTATTTATCAGCTTTGAAGAAAATCCGCATTATTGCAGTCAATACGGATACATGGAAATTGATGATATTTTAATGGTAGGCGAGAAGACCCTCTGCCAGTTCACAGGACTTTGCGACAAGAATGGCAATAAAATTTGGGAAAATGATATTTTAAAAACGCGGTCTGACGAATATGCACAGGTTAAATTTGGATTCTATGGTACAGGTTTCGCAAGTGGCGATTACAATCAAGGATTTTACGCAGCATTTCCAGAAGATTTCTATTATCGACATGAACTTGGATATTGGTGCAAAGAAACTTATGTCAGAGGGAATATCTTCGACAATCCAGAATTATTACAGGAGGAACCAAATGAGTAAATGGGATGTAAGTGTTAGCATGAGATTATCAATTGATTATGACGGAATTATAGCTGAAACAAAGGAAGAGGCCATAGAAATAGCAAAAAGTAAAGCATTGGAAGACATTGATTATAACAATTGTGATTGTGATACTAGCAATCCAATAGTGTATTGTTGCCTTGAGGAGGAATCATGAGTAAATCAGTATTAGTGATGGAAACACCAGAGAATTGCTATGTTTGCCCGTTCGGAACTGCATACTGTAGCGCTCTTGAATATGAGGGTTTGTGTGAATTAGCTGACTGTTTAGATTGCGATGTAATTCTGATGACAGAAGAACATTATGATTGTGAAAGTAAATCAAGACCAGACTGGTGTCCGCTTATGGATTTGCCAGAAAAAGACAATGGAGATTATCCAGCCAATACGTCTGATTCTGGCTTTGCAGAGGGCTGGAATCAGTGTATTGATGAGATTACAGGAGGAAATTATGATGATTGATTTAACTGGAAAAAGCGTATTCGTAAAAACGCAGGAAGAGTATTTGAAAGTTCTGAAAATGGCAAAATTACAGGGATTTAAGTGGATAGGAGAAAATCATTTAAATGCACTGAATATTCCGATTCCGAATATGTTAAAATTTTACGATGACAAAAATGTAACTTATTACAGTGATGATAAGCCCTTGTATGAAGCATCCGAAATTGTTGTGTGCGAAGAAAAGATTAAGGAAGCAATAGCTCACGTTAAGTATTTTGCTGACAATAAATATAGAATGTCATTAACAGATAAAGTTATTGAATCAATGTTATTACTTGCAAATACAGTAGAAAGTCAATTGGAAGAGGTGAAGTAGATGGAGAGATTAACAAAAAGAGATTTTTCAAGAATCACATATAACGAACGCCGAAGCATTATGTGCAGTTCATATTGCGATAATTGCTCACAGGGTGCAGGAAATTGCAAAACAGTAAAGAATATGATTAAAAAACTCGCCACTTATGAAGACTTAGAAGAACAGGGCTTGCTTGTGAGATTACCGTGTAAAGTCGGAGATACGGTATATGTTCCAACAAGAAATTTTGTTTCAGAATTGAGAATCACGATGGTTTCAGTTAATATGCACGGAACCTATTTTAGTTGGATGTTAAATAGTGGAATCTATCCCAACTTGGACGGATTTTCAGTAAACAAACTTGGCAAAACCGTATTCCTTACTCGTGAAGAAGCCGAGAAGAAGTTGGATGAGATAAAGAATGCATAGACATCAATGGATTAAATACCATCACCACAGAAGAGGATGGGTGTACAAATGTATTATTTGTGGAAAATTATGTAATGGAAGGTGAAAAAAAGTGGACGTTAAAGAAGCAAAAGATATATTATCCGATATGAGAGACCAGCATTTATGTTTCTTGGGAGATTCAGAAATCAAAGATGAATGGCAGAAGAACTATCTCAAAGAAGCATGGGCGTGTGATTCTGGAGCAAAGGCTCTTGCCGGATTAATCACAGGGATAAAGATTAATAAAGGTGTTATCGCAGAAAGTATTTTGCGCTACGGCAGAAATAATCAAACACGGTTTGCATGGAAGAATGCGCAGAGCTTATCCAGGCAATTAGCAAGGCAAAACGCGGAAAAATCAACCGGGATAACCTAACAGAAGAAATTGCAGATGTACTTATCTGTATCGAAATGTTAAAGCAAATGTATATGATTTCCGATGAGAAAATTAATAAGTGGATTGAAAAGAAACAGGCGAGAGAAGCAGAAAGGATGGAAAAGAATGAATAAGAAAGAAATCGCAGAAATTAAGAAGCAGTTTACTCCAGCCAATTGTGCAATCACACGCATTTGCGGTTGTTATGTGGATGCAGAAAAGAACAAGAAAACAAAAATTAAAGAAGCATTCCTGTCTCTTCCAGAGGAAGAAATGTTTAAGTATTTTGACATTTTCAAGAAAACCATGTCTGGTAGACTTGGAAAGAACCTTATGAACCTTGAATTCCCATTAGTACAGGAAAAAGAGGGTGGAACACAGGAATTTCTTATGCGGATCAGAGCAAGTAAGCTTAAAGATGATGAACTTTTGGACGAGTTCTACGACAAAGTGATTGAAAATTACGATTATAACGAAAATTACTACATAGTTCTCATTCATGCAGTATATGACATTCCTGGAAAAGCTTCTGATGGAACCGAAATGCACGATGCTTCAGAAGAAATCTATGAACACATTCTGTGCAGCATTTGTCCGGTAAATCTTTCAAAGGCTGGGCTTAGCTATGATGTGGCTGAAAATAACATCAAAGACAGAATTCGTGATTGGGTAGTCTCAAGACCAGAAACAGGATTCTTATTCCCGGTATTTAATGACAGAAGCACTGATATTCATGGAACCTTGTATTTTAACAAAAACATAAAGAATATTCATCCAGATTTCATCGAAAACGTTCTTGGCACACCAGTTCCACGTATACCAGGGAATGAGAACAATGTTTTTTCGGATTTCATCATGGATAATTTCAATGGAAACACAACATTCAATTTCACTGAAAGCCTGGTTGAATCATTACAGGAAATAAGAGAGCAAAAGAAAGACAGCCCGGAGATGATAACTGTATCATGCGATGAAATGGAACAGATTTTTGGATATTGCGGAGTTCCAGACGAGAAGTTATCAGATTTCAAGGAAAACTGGGAAATGTATTTCAGCAATGAGCCTGTCGCCCTTGACAATATCCATAATTCAAAAACTGCAAAAATTTTAACATCAGATGCAACAATCTGCATTCAGCCGGATAAAATTTCTCTGATTGAATTGAAAGAAATAAACGGCGTTCCATCTCTTGTGGTTCCAGTAAATGGAGAACTGAAAATCAATGGAATTGAAGTTGAATTAAAATAAACACTTTTGAAAAAGCCAGGAATTGGAGAAAGGAATTTCAAAATTGGCAAATAAAAGAATGTTCACAATGAAAATTATTGATACAGATGCTTTTCTTGATATGCCGTTATCAACACAATGTCTTTATTTTCATCTAAACATGAGAGCGGACGATGATGGATTTATTGGAAACCCAAAGAGGATTGAAAAAATAATAGGTGCTAATGATGATGATTTGAAGCTTCTGATTGCCAAGAGATTTGTTATCTTGTTTGATGATGGCGTGATTGTTATTAAGCATTGGAGAATGCACAACACCCTGTCTAGAGACAGATATATAGAAACTTCATACACTGACGAAAAAAAGAAACTGCTATTGAAAGATAACGGAAGTTACTCACTGACAAATGGAAATTCTATTGATGATACCAAACTAATAGAGCGTTCAAACAGGCAGACGCAGAAAAGACGCAAAATAGACGAACAAAAGACGCACTCAGATAAAGATATAGGTTTAGATAAAGATTTAGAATTGGATTTAGATACAGAATTAGATAAAGATAAAGAAAAAGATATAAATGATTTAATAGTATCTAAAGATACTATTCGTCAGACTGACGTCCAACGAATCATTGATGAATGGAATACTCTGGAAGAATTTGGTATCACTCCTGTAAAAAGAATGACACCAAAACGAGAACAGGCAGTAAAAGCTAGAATCCGTCAGAACCATATGGACGATATCTTAGAAGCCATTGAAAACATTCGCCATAGCAGCTTCTTACAAGGGCAAAATAAAAATGGCTGGATGGTTACGTTTGACTGGTTCTTAAAGCCTGGAAATTTCGCAAAAGTATTTGAAGGGCAATACGCAGACAAGTCTACGAATAGACCATGCAGCTACATGGAGAAAATCCAAAACAGGGTAAGCGAGGTGGATAATTGGGTATGACAAGAGAAGAATGGGCGGTACTGGTAAAGGCAATGAAAGCTGTGTACACTTCTCCATCATTTCTGCCAGATCAATATGCTTTTGATACTTGGTACGGACTTTTGAAAGACCTAGATTACAAGCTTTTAAGTTTTGGGTTGAAGAAATATATGCAAACTGAATGGAAAGAACCTACAATAGCTGCATTACGGCAATGCGCGCAGAGCCTTGCGCCACAGTCTGACGAACTGAACGAAACAGAAGCTTGGAATCTGGTATCAAGGGCAATTTGGAACTCTATATACCATGCGGAAGAAGAATTTTCTAAACTTCCAGAAATAGTTCAGAAAGCAGTATCAAGTCCGGGGCAGTTAGAAGAATGGGCGAAATCAGGGAATATAGATGGCACATGGTGGAGTGTAGTTCAGTCTAATTTCCAAAGGACTTACCGGGCAGAAGTACAAAGAGAACAAGAACGAAGAAAACTAAGTCCAGACCTTTTAAAAATTATAGATACTGCCAGATTGGGAGGTGCGGGAAATTGCCAGATAGAAAACCATGGAGAGAATTAAAAAGCACTGAAATTATAGGCTTAAAGCGGAGACAATGCTCGAAATGCGACTATTACAGCAAGAGCGAAAATGCATGGAGTACAAATGCAACCTGTGATTATATCTTGATTGAAGAACATAGTAGAGGATGTGATCCGAGGGATTGTGTTAAAAATGGTATCTTCAAGAAGAAAGCGAGAGGAAAATCAAGAGTAAAGCGAGTGATTCTATGAGGAAGATAAGCGAAATGTATAAGCAATCTGGCGGTACAGTTTATCAGCATACCTGTTCTGATTGCAGATTCTTCTATGGTGGCAAATTTCCAAGGTGCTTGCAATACGAACTGGAAATTGATTGGAATCCAGATTATATAGCTTGCAAATTTTACAATCTGGAAGAATCTCAGATTGATGGACAGGTCAATATATTTGATTTGTTGTAAAACGTGATAATTGTGTACTTAAAATAGCAAAGAATCGTTCAAAAGAGAATAATTGTAGAAATTATAGGGCATACAAAAGATAAAGAAAAACAGCGCTTAAAACGAGATAATTATATGGAGGGACAATTAATGGAAAAAGCTATATTGTATGCCATAAACGAAAGAATGTTCTCACTTGGTCTGATAGATGAGAAAACAAGAGATAAAATTAAAGCTGAAATCAGCATTAGAAAGTAACGACAATGTATTGAGTGGATTTATATGAGGTGTTATACTTTATATGATTCCACTCCCTGTTTATTAAGGGAGAAATGCACTATGAATATTTATTATGTCAGAGAAAAATTAAGAAATTGCTCTATTTACGACATTGAACTAAATGTTGCTTATTATGCCAGGGTTTCTACTGAAAAAGTTGAACAGCAAGCATCTATTAAGCACCAGGAGGAACATTTTGAAGAGCTGATACATTCTAACAACAGATGGAAGTTTGCAGGTTCTTACATTGATGATGGTATTTCTGGAATGCATGCGGATAAAAGAGAAGAATTTCAAAGAATGCTCAGAGATGCAAAGCTTGGAAAAATTGATATGATTATAACAAAAGAAATTTCAAGATTTGCACGAAACACTCTTGATAGTATCCAATATACCAGAGAATTGCTATCTTATGGCGTATGCGTTTGGTTCCAAAATGATGGAATTAACACTATTGATGATGATAGTGAGTTTCGACTTACTATTATGGCCGGGGTAGCACAGGACGAAATCCGAAAACTTTCTTCAAGAGTAAAGTTTGGACACGCACAGTCGATCAAAAACGGTGTTGTTCTCGGACACAGAATGTATGGATACTCAAATAATCAAGGAAAGCTTGAACTAATCCCAGAAGAAGCAGACATGGTTCGAATGATTTTTGAAGATTACGCTTCCGGAATATCTACTCCAAGAATTGAAAAAAAACTATGGGATATGGGATACAGAAGTTTAAAAGGTGGGAAAATCAACCGGGATGTCATAAAAAATATTATTCGGAATCCAAAATACAAAGGATACTATTGTGGAGGAAAAGTAAAGGTTGTCGATATGTTCACCAAGAAACAAGAATTTCTTCCACAGTCAGAATGGATAATGTTTAAGGATGATGGTTCCAGAGTACCGCAGATCATTGATGAAACTACCTGGGAAAAGGCAAACGCATATTTAAGAGAACGTGGAGAAGCCATAAAATCAAGAAGAACCTCTTTTAAAAACGAAAATATTTTCACTGGAAAACTTTTCTGCGCAAATGACGGAGCTCCATACTGGATGAAGCAGCATTATATTCGAGGAAAAGAAGATGTTCGATGGGTATGCAGTTATAAGATAAAAAATGGAGCAGCTTCATGTGATTCATTTGGACTGGCAGAATCAGAACTGAAAGAAATAATTGCAGAATTGATAAATAAATCTTCTGAAAACATTGATAGCATTTTGGAGGAATATTTTGAAATTTTGCAGTCCTCGATCAAAAACATTCCAGACAATAAAAACGAAATTTCACGACTTGAAAAACAGATTGATCTGTTAAAACAAAAACGTGAAAAAATACTGGAATATAATCTGGATGGAAAAATATCTGATGATGAATTTATTTCAAGAAATAAAGAATACGTGAAGCAGATAAAGCAGATTGAGAGCCATATTCTAGAAATCCAAAATACCAAAAGTCCAGAGCCAGTAGAAATACAATTAAGTGCTATTAAAGAACAGTTAGAAAAGTTTAAGGGCGTTAATCCAAAAGACATTAACAGGCAGATTGTCAATGAACTTTTTGAAAAAATTACCGTGGAACCGTTGGCGGCTACATGTGCAACACTAACATTTCAATTAAGGTCTGGAAGCATTGAAAAATGGGGGTTTCCCTTGCGCCGTTCTGACGATATGATTTTTACCATATAACCACCTACACTACCATTCTGTTTGGAAGTAAGGTTTCCGTTGTATCCGTCTGTAAGCGGCACACCCAGCTCATTTGCAACCTCAAATTTGAAACGATTTAATGCGCCCTTTGCTTCTGGTACAGCTGCTTTGTTAGAAGAAGTATTGTTTGACATAATCATTTTCCTCCTTGGTTAATTGTTGTTTTGTTTGATGTTACATTGCTAGTATGTACTCTGAAAATGAAAATACACTGGGAATAAATGGGGTGATCAAAAAAAAGACAACAAAAAAAATATGCCGGATAGCAAAATGTTTTAACTTGACGCTACATTCTCAGTGTAGAAATTCTTATATTGGGAGCATATCTTATTACAAGAACAAAAAATTGCATACACAAAAATAGAGATAGGAAGCGGGACTTCGTACTTATAATATGAAATCTCCCTATCCGGAAGAATTTAACAGGCAGGCCATTGGACTTACTGCCAGCTTGCATTTTGCACCGACCCAGAAAGCAGCGGATGCACTGCTGAAAGAGGGTAAGGATCCAGAGCAGATTTTTGTCACAGGAAATACAGGAATTGATGCTTTGTACTATACGGTGCGAAATGATTTTTATCACCCGGAAACAGAATGGGCAAAAGGCAGCAGACTGATTGCTGTGACAGCACACAGAAGGGAAAATCTGGGAGAACCCATGCGTGATATGTTCCGGGCTATACGCAGGATCGTGGAGGAATTTACAGATGTGAAGGTTATTTATCCTGTACATTTGAATCCGCAGGTCAGAAAAATCGCAGATGAGGAATTCGGTGGATGTGATAGAATACACCTGATCGAACCACTGGATGTGGTAGAATTTCATAACCTGATGAAAGCCAGTTATCTGATCATGACTGATAGTGGCGGAATTCAGGAAGAAGCTCCGGCATTGGGAAAACCTGTGCTGGTCATGCGAGATACAACAGAACGTCCGGAAGGTGTGGAAGCAGGAACCTTAAAGCTTGCAGGCACGAAAATGGAGGATATTTACAGAGAATGCAGGCAGCTTCTTACAGAACCTGAGAAAAGAAATAGATGCCCGGCAGAAATGGCTGGAAACAGTCTTGACCGGAGAAAAAAAGTGGATTCTTGAAAATCAGGGGCCTGAGGGTGAATTTTACATGAATGGAAGTAAAGCCGGAGATGTTAATCCATACTTTGCATGTATGGCTGCACTGGGGCTTCTGGCAGAAACAAAGAACTGCCCCATTACTGAAACAGAGAAAAAAGCTGTTGGCAGGTATCTGGACTGGCATACCGGGATTTTGCTGGAAACAGATGGGAAAATGG